GCGGTTCCTGTTGCGATTGCAAGAACCGTCGCAGCAGATGTTCCAAATGTAGATGTGCCGAGGCCGAGATTTCCCGTGCTTGTTATACGAAGGCGCTCAGAGCCAGCAGTTGACCAAGCAATCGTGTCGGCGGCAGGGAAGAAGATGCCTGTGTTGGGGTCTCCGAATGTAGAAATAGACGGCAAGGATACTGTTCCGGCTGGAACCGCAACCCCAGTTTCTTTTACCTCAAACCTGTTTGCCCCAGTTCCAGATGTGTCAAAAGTTTGAAACACAAAATATCCAGAGTGCCACGTTGCACCCGCGCCTTGCGAAACAGTGTTGAGAATGGCTGCGTTTCTGACTGTTCCACCAGTGTCTGTACTTTGAAATACAAATGTCCCAAGGGCGTCAGCCGCACTAGCAGGTGATGCTCCCCTGAGTTTTCTTGAATTCCAAAAAGGACCAAAGGCGTTGCTTGCTGTGGCGCTAAGTAGAACCTGCGGCTGAAACACCGCAGAGCTTACAATAGAGAGCAATTGCTCTGGTGAAGAGGTTCCAATGCCGAAATTGCCAGCACTGGAAATCCGTACTCTTTCAGAGCCAGCAGTAGACCAAGCAATAGTGTCAGCGGCAGGGAACCACATGCCAGTGTTTGTGTCGCTAACTGGAGAAAGTGATGGAGTGCCAACAGCGCCAACACTAAACTCAACTTGACCAGTTTTGTTGACGCCAAAACGTGTTGTTCCACCGACTTGAAGATCAATAAGGCGCGATGCCGCTGCCGATGCCGTATCGGTGACGTTCATCTTGATCGCAGTAAAAATAGTTCCGCCAGCGTTCCAAGTATCGCTCAGATCATAAATAAATGCCATTACGGCGCCCTCCTGATATAATCACCTGAGCGATCAAAGATATACGCATTGAACCTGTCTCTAATTGCGAGAAACACGCCTTCTGTCACATCAATTGTTATGATGTTTATAGAGCCATCGCATACTGGTACAGAAATCTCCTGGCCGATATATATTTCACGAAGTTCTGTCGCCGTTACTGTTTGCTCATCAACGAGGCTAATTATGCCGTCCTGATATACCGGAACAGTGATTGTCACTCCGCAAGATGTAATATCGATCCGGCTCAAGTCGTGATGTCCTCAACGACATAGATGGAAAAGGTTTCACTGCTCTTGATAATACCGGAAAGAACGAACTGCACATCGCAAAGAACGGTTGAATCTTCAGAACTGAGGGGCCAGCTTGCCGTGTTTGCTGCTGCCTTTGTCAGAGTGAACTGACCAGCCGCCGCATTGGTAACAGTGACGGTCAATGTGTCTGAGAACGATCCGCCCATCTTGACGGAAGATGTGATCGTGTAACCTGTCAGATTGATCGCGGTGCCGCCGCTATCCTTGCGGGTGCAGTCGAGGCTGAACGTATCGCCACGCTTGAAATTGATGCTTTGCATCTTTTACCTCTGACCGGCGACTGACTGCTTGCCTCTGCGCGTCTTTGTTTCAGATGGCGGCGCGATCTTGGTCTCGACGGGGCCAACTTCGATTGCCTCGGCAGAGCCATCTTCAACGGCCATTTCGGCAACCTTGCCAGAGACGATCTGTCCATTGGCGAAGTTGAGAACCGTGTGACCATCCGGGGCGCATTTGTAGCCGTAAGTGGCGGTGATCTTCGCTTGCATGGTCAACCTCTTGAGAGAATGGAGAGGCGGGATTGCTCCCGCCCCTTAGTCAAGTTTAGGTAGCGGCCACGTTGCTGCCGACGAACGTGGTGGCAGCGCGATGCGGCTTGTTGAGGATGCCGTAGACCTTGACGGTCGCATCGGTGCCGGTGGTGCCAACGCCGTTCATGCGAACATAACGCTTGGAACCCTTGTAGCCAATGCCGCCGATGATCTTGTTGTCATCGCCATCGGCAGTGACAGACAGAGCAATCGTGCCATTGACCGAATCAGCCGCAACGATGGCCGCAGCGTCACCAGCAACGGTCGTGTCGGAGTGCTGGGCCGTGAATGTGAAGCCAGCAGCAGCGCCAGCATCGGTCACGGTGTCGGTGGCAAGCATGAGCGTCACGGCGTCGAAGCCACGAGTATCAACCCACGAAGTAGCACCGGCAGTGGTGCCAGAGAGAGTCACGGTGCCAAGCAGAACAACCTGCTTGTTGGAAAGCATATCACGCATCTCAAGAATCCTTCTTATCGGCGTGGTTGCGGAGCGGCGTTATTGCCGCCCCGCGTTAGTGCTTTAGGCAGTGAACTCGATCAGCTTGATAGCCTCGAAGTTCACGACATCGCCGCCCACACGCTTCGTGGTGTAGAACTCAACGTAGGGCTTGGCAGAGTAGGGATCGCGCAGAGTGCGGATGCCGAGGCGGTCCACGATCTGATAGGCTTCGCGCATATCGCCAACGGCGATGGAGAGCGAGTCCGTGGCCGGATCGGGCATGTCCTCAAAGGACGCGACCGGATAGCCGAGCAGCGAAGCGGGCTGACCGGCAGCGATGCCGGGAGACCACAGGTAAGCGCCGTCCGAGTCCTTGAGCTTGCGCGTCAGCTTGAGCGTGGCGCGGTTCATGAACCAAGTTGCGTTGGCGCGGTACTGCTGCTTGAGGCCATAGAGCGCGTTGATGAGAACATCGCCACCGTTGGGAGCGGCGGCAAATGCGCCGTTCACGCCGGTATCGAAACGCTCGATGGTGCCGGGAAGCGTGGTGCCAGACGAATAGGTCAGGAAGCCACGGGGCTTATTGACGCCGTTGCCGACAACGAAAGCGTTGGCTTCGTCACGGGCGAACTTCTCGGAAACCTTGGAGGCAAGCCATGCTTCCATGTTGATCGAGGCGTCATCGAGCAGCTTTTGCGTAGCCTTGGGCTTCGCATAGAGTTCGTGGGCAGGAATGCGCCACTTGCCAAGCTGCGGCGTGTTGGTCTCAGGACGGCTGTCCGTTTCTCCAACCCAGCCCGAAGAGGCTTCGTTGAGATCGAACAGGCCTTCGAGGGCATCCGAGGAGATGACCTGGATCGAGGCGTATGCACGCATCGGGCTGGTCTCGAAGACCTTCATCACGATACGGCCAGAGAGGTCGGGATTGACCACATAGCCGCCATCTGGATCGGTGCCGACCGACAGAGCCTTGCGCTCATCCGGCCCCATGACTTCTTCGCCCTTGCGGAGGAAGGTGTCGAACGCGGCCTTGTAGCCGTCCATGTCGGCAGCGCCGAAGGAACCAGCAACAGCGCCACGGCGGCGGGCGTTCATGGAAGCCCACTCCTGAGCCTTGCGGTCAAGATCGACCACTTCGCCACGCTCGTCGGTGACGATGCGGGACTGACGCTTGGAAGCCAGAACGGCCTCGTCAGCAATCTTCTGGGCCTTCTCAAGATCGGCTTCGATCTTCTGAAGCTTGGCCTCGGTCACGACATCGGCGCTGCCCTTCTTCTCGATCTGGGCAAGGCGTTCGTCGTTGGCCTTCTTGAACTCTTCGAATCCGGCGTGCAGCGCCTCAACCGCGCCGACGGCCTTCTTGATTTCCTCTGACATGCAGGGATTCCTTTAGCTTTGATAGTGACTGTAAAAGAGCATCAACGCCCTCGGTTACGGCCTCTTCATCGCCAGCGTCCCGCTGTCTCTGTAGGGCTTTGAATCCGTGGAGAGTGAGAGCCACGGCCTCTTTGCGGGAGTATCCTGCATCACGCAGGAAACGCTCGAAATCTCTTTCGGTGGTGATCGACTTGACGTTTGTCACCTTTGCATCAGGCAGCATCGGGAACGTCACAAGACTGATCTCGAACAGATCCACTTCCATCAGCTTGCGAACACGGCCATCGCCCTCTGGGATGGCTTCCATTGTGCGATAGCCGATTGACATGGAATCGATGGCCCCGGCGCGAAGGAGCGCCATTGCCTCGCGGCCTTTTTCTACTTCTTTGAGCAGACGGCCACGGACAAACAGGCCACGCTCGTCCTCGTAGATGTCATCCCAGACGCCAATGGGCTGGCTCATATCGTGCTGCCACAGCATCTTGACTTTACGAGAGCCGAGCGATTTGCGGAATGCGCCGCGTTCGACCACATCCATTCCCTGATCGACAACGCCGAAGACGGAGGCGTAGCCCTCGAAGACGCCATCTTGATCCGGTTCGCGCTTGAGCGTGAGGGATACGTTCTTATGCTGGATCGGTTCGGACATGAACTTGTCGCCCTCTTCTCTGCGAACTATTGCGTTGGCCCATGACTTGCCGGGATCACCGCCCCACAAGGCCCATGCGATGCGGCCAGCGGACGGATAGCCGTCTTCGCCTGGCGAGAAGCCTTGGCCTTGCTTGTCCACCTCATGGCGGGCGAAGTATGAGACCATGCGCTTGACGGTATCGAGCGAAAGATTGCGGCGATTCTTGATGTCACGAGCGCGGGCAACGCCGATCTCGGTTCCGCCACGGTTGAACTCATCACGCCATTCGAGGCCGCGTGTGGCTTCTCGTGCCATTGCCTCGTTTGGTGAATATCCATCGGCCTTGCCTTCCCACTTGGAAATGCAGACGGCATAACGCTGATCTTCATCAGGAAAATCAGACATCGCCTCCTCGTCGCTCATGCAACGGGAGATAAACTCGTCTTCGTTTTCGGTCGGGCCGGGGCTAGGCATGAGGGGAATATATCATTGGTTGATTGAAATCACAACATGGCCTCAAGGGCGGCTTCGTCCACGATGTAACCAACAGCACAACGGCAGTTGATGACCTCTTCGCCGGGGCCTTCTGGATCGCCGGGAAACATGAGTTCGGCATCGCCAACCTTGAATTTTTCATCCATTCCGACAACCTGACCGTTTGCTTCTCGATGCGTCTCTCTGGTGCGGTCATCCGCAGCAGCCAGCCATTCGCGGGACAATGGTAAGCCAGTCTGCTTTGCGGCCTCCTGTGAACCATAGTTGGCAGCGCCGTGCGTCTCGGTGCGGGCGATCATCTCAGCCCTGTAGGACGAAATCTGCGGCACCAGATCGAGGATGTATGAAGCGGTGCCGCGTTGGCCCAAGCCGTCCTCATAGCCTTTCCGAACTGCCCTAATGATTTGATCGCGCGTGGTTTCAGTAACCTCTGTGATGCGGCGGCGAATCGCCTCTTGCTCAATAAAGCGCAACGCCCTGCGCGTCATGATCTGGGCGAAGCTTTCCTTGGTCTCTAGCTTCAAGCCTCGGGCCTTGGCTTGCTCCATGATGCGAGAGCCGAACATGGTGATCGAGGCAATTGCCATCTGGCGATAGGTCGCCTCGATGCGGTCACGGAAATCGCGCGGCAAGGTGACGTTCCCGGTCTGCTCCCAATGCTCGACCATCTCACGCATGGCGGTTGCGATCTCGCGCTGAAGACGGCCACGGAATTGAGCCGTCAGCTTATCGAGCAATGCGCCTTGACGGCGCACCTCGCGGCGGGTGTTGGAATCAATGAGCCTTCGAGCCATAGGCCAGTGCCTTGATGTCTGTCTCGGTGAGGCGCGGCTCAAATGATGCCGCTGGCGTGATGATCGAACGGGCCTCTGCTTCGTCCATTCCGGGGAATGCAACCAGCATCATTTGAATTGCACTTTCTGCTGGCAACATGCCATCGGCAACGGACTGAACGATCTGCACCATTGATGCAATCTGTGCGCCGTTGAGCGCCGTTTCCTGCACGCTCGTTGTTCCGGTCACTGCCATGCTGGTCTCTCCGGTGACGTCACCCTCGGCAAGCGAAAGCGGAATCTGGCTAGACGCCACGAACAAGGTGTCACCGCCATCGGTCGGCCCATAGCCCTTGAGCGCGCGGCGTTCATTGATGGTGAGGTCCTGTGACTGGTCAGCCATCTGCCACATCGAAAGCCGCTTCTCGGCAATGGCCGGGATGCTATCGATGTCTGGCTTGATCTCGACACCGTAGATGGATCCGAGCCATGCGTTCCAATCGTTTACGATCATCTGAAGCAGTGGGAGCGCCGTGTCTTCCCAGAACGCCAGACGGGCCTCGGCATAGTTGGAATAAGTGTTATCGCCAGGAATGCCGAGCAACTGCGGGGGTACGCCGAAGGCTAGGGCAACGTCACGGGCCGAGGAGAACTTCACCTCGATAATGCCCATGTCGGTCGGCGACAAGCCCATCTGCTGCCAGTCGAGGCCACCTTCGAGGAGCATCGGGCGACCGGCATTGGAGGAGCCGGAATATTGCTCTTCGATCTGGGCCTTGAGGCGGTTGAAATTCTCGTCAGATAGCGTGCCGGAATCCTTGACGGTCAACGCACCGGAAGGGCGTGCCGAGTTCTGAAGCAACGCTTGCATCCAGTTCATGGCTTCGTTGTTCTGGTCGATGGCGTAGGAACCTGCCTCGATTGGACTCATTCCGTACCAGTCGTTCAGCGGGTTGAACAGCTTCAAGTGCCGCACATCGCAGGTGAGCGTGCGCGGGTCCATCTCCCACCGCACCTTGTTCTG